TTATTTCAAGACGGCCCAAGCGGTATTAAAGGCAAACAAATTAGGGATGTATCTACCATGATTAATCAATTTACAGGTATACCAACTACACCATTAGGTAGATCATTAGGTTATCTCAGAGATGTACAACGTGGTGATGTTACACCTAAAGGGCCAATAGATTTCTTAAGAGGTTTAATAACAGGTAAAAAAGGTATAGGCAAATAAGGTGTGACCGTAATATATAAAGTTACTAGTACTCTTAATAAATAGGTAAAACAGTTTTATTTCATGGCAATAAATACTACGACACGCCAAACTACTGCGTTTACTAGTGGTAATAATTTTTCTTTTCAATTTAAAGTATATGAAGTAGGCGATGTAAAGGTTATACAGATACAAACTAGTAATGGTGCGGAAACAGTATTAACTATAACCACACATTATACTGTTACTCTTAATGATGACCAGAACGCAAATCCCGGTGGTACTGTTACTTTAGTTTCTAGTGGTAGTCCGCAAAATTTAGCTACTGGATACAATATTGTTATTACATCAAAAGTCCAACCATTACAACAAACAGAAATAACAAACCAAGGTGGATTTTTCCCAGAAGTTATTAATGATGTATTAGATAAAGCTGCAATTTTAGACCAACAACAACAAGCAATATTAGACAAGACTATAAGATTTCCGTTAACACAAACTGTTGGTGGTTTGGAAATAACAGAAAACGCATCTAATCGTGCAAATAAAATACCACAGTTTGACGGATCTGGTGACCTTATAATAGGTTTGATAACAAATTCTGGGCTTGCAGCAGACTCAGTTAATAGCAGCCAACTGGTAGATGGAAGTATTGATACACAACATATTGGAAATTTACAGGTAGATACTTCTAAACTAGCTGCTGATTCTGTTAACTCGTCTAAAATACAAGATAATGCTATAGATTCAGAACACTATGTAGATGGCTCTATTGATCGTATTCATTTAGAAGCAGACATAATAGATAGTTCTAAATTAGCTGATAACTCAGTTAACTCAGAACATTATGTAGACGGATCTATAGATCACGTTCACTTATCTAACGATTGTGTAGACGGCGATAATATAGCAGATAACTCTATTAACTCTGAGCATTATGTAAATGGCTCTATTGATAACGAACATATAGCAGATGGTACAATCCAGTCTTCTAAATTAGCAGGGGGTATATCAGCTAACCAACTAGCAAATAACTCTGTTGTAACAGCTGCTGTTCAAGATGGTCAGATAACATCTGCAAAACTACATCCAGATACAGTTATTACATCTAGTGAGCAGGCCGCTGCTACAACTAACGACACATCTTTTTTAACTTCAGCAGCGGCAGATGCTAGATTTTTTAATATAAGTACTGGAGATACAATTAAAGATGGTCAAACATTTCCAGATAACGATACATCTATTGCGACAACCGCCGCTATTAATGACAGAATTATTGACCTTATAAATGATGTTGGTGGTTTTACTATTATAGAAAGCGAGCAACATTTTCCTAACACTAACCCACAAGGTACTACAGGACAGGCAGCAGTTTTAAGTGTTAAAGCAGCTTCAACAGATTTAGTTCCTAGTGGTACAACTGTAACTATAAATAATGGTAATTTAGCGAACAACGCCAATATTACTATCACTGGTGTACCAAGTACTATACCTTCTGGATTTGGATTTTTAATAGAATCTACAGGTACAATTCATCAATATGCATTTCATAGATTAGTTCCAAAAGCAACAGAGGTTACAGCTGTTGCGGGTAAGGCCGTAGAGATAGGCAGATTAGGTACTGCTGATGCAGTAGCAGATATGGCAATACTAGGCACAACAGATGTTGTCGCTGATATGAATATGCTTGCAACGACAGACATTGTTGCAGATATGGCGTTACTTGCAACTACTGATGTTATTGCTGACATGAACACACTAGCTGTAGCTGATGTTATTAGTGATATGGATGTTGTTGCTACTAACGTAAGTAACGTCAACAATGTTGGTAACAACATAACTAATGTAAACAACTTAACTAACTCAGTAGGAGCTAACCAAACATTTAACGTAACAGTACAAAACGTAAGTGGTAACAAGTATTTTATAGATGGTGTACAAGCACCTGTACTAAAACTTGCTAGAGGTAAGACATATACATTTAATCTGGCTGATAGTAGCAATAGCGGACACCCTCTAGCTTTTAGAGATGGCAGCGATAATGCATATACCACAGGAGTTACGACAAATGGAACTGCTGGTAGTTCTGGTGCAACTGTAGTTATTGTTGTGGCGGCTAACGCACCTAATACACTTAAATACTATTGCACATCACATGGTAACTCTATGGGTAACACCATAAATGTTGTTGATGATAATGTTGGTGCGGTTGCTGGTGCTTTAACTAATATTGGTAATGTTGCTGGTGCTTTAACAAACGTAAATAATGTTGGTGGATCAATTGCAAACGTCAACACTGTAGCTAGTAATTTATCAAGTGTTAACAATTTTGCCAACCAATATCGTATAGGTGCAAACAACCCTACAACTAGCTTAGATGTTGGAGATTTATTTTACAACACTACATCACAATCACTAAAAGTTTATACAGGTAGTGCGTGGGTAGACGGTGTAACACAAACAGGTAACTTTGCTTTAAAAACTGGTAACACATTTACTGGAAGTAACGTACATAACGACAACGTAAAGTCTATATTTGGTACAGGGTCAGATTTAGAAATTTATCATAATGGCAGTGACTCTATTATTGATGACGTTGGTACAGGTACTTTAAAACTACAATTAGGTGGTGCTACAAAATTAGAAATACAATCTGGTGGTATAGGTGTAACAGGTAATATTGCCGTATCTGGTAACGTAGATGGTCGTGACGTAGCTGCTGATGGTACAAAATTAGACGGAATAGAGAGCAATGCTACCGCAGATCAAACTGGAGCGCAGATTAAAAGTTTATATGAAGCAGAGTCAGACACAAATGCTTTTACAGATGCATTGTTAACAAAGTTAAATGGAATTGCTGCTTCTGCCACTAATGTCACTAATAATAATCAGCTTACAAATGGTGCTGGTTATATTACTGCAACTCTTACTAACGAACAAGTCCAAGACATCGTTGGCAATATGGTTTCTGGTAATACTGAATCTGGTATTACTGTCACATATCAAGACTCAGATGGCACGTTAGATTTTTCCGTTACTTCTCAAACTGATAATAATTTTACAACTACACTTAAAAATAAATTAGACGGTATAGAAGCATCAGCAACCGCAGACCAAACAGCCAGTGAGATTGTAGCTCTTGTTGCAGATCAAACTATTGCACCTTCTGAAATAGACATGGAGGATAATGAGAAAATAAAACTTGGCACTGGCGATGACCTAGAAATTTATCACGATGGATCTCACTCATATATACATGACGCTGGTACAGGTAATTTAAAAATAAGATCTAGTAGAGTAGATATATTGAATTCGGCTGGCGATGAAGATATGATCGTTGCCGTTGAGAATGGTCAAGTAGAGCTTCATTATGATAATTCAAAGAAACTTGAGACACAAAGTGCGGGAATAAATGTTACAGGACAGGTTGAATGTGATGAAATATATCTTAAGGACAGCGAAAAAATACTTTTAGGAGCTAGTTCAGATTTACAAATTTTTCACGATGGTAGTAATAGTTATTTCAAAGATACTGGAACTGGTAATTTAAATATTACAGGTTCACAAATTGTATTAGCAAATGCTGCTTTTAATGAAAACATGATAACTGCTTCTGAGAATGACTCAGTTGATCTTTTCTTTAATGGTGTTAAAAAATTTGAAACGAGTGCTTATGGGGTCTACGTTATTGGAGGTGCGAATGGTAACTATGATTCTCATAATGGAGGTACAGTAACATTTGACTTTTCTTCTGCTGCATATCATTTTGTTAATATGAATAGTAACTCAACTTTTGCTGCTCCTATAAATTCACAAATTGGCCATAGCGGTAGTATCTTTTTAACCCAAGATGGCACTGGTGGCAGAACTGGATCATTTAACTCAGCTTTTAAATTTGTAGGCGGATCAGCACCAACATTATCTACAGGAGCAAATGCAGTTGATAGGCTCGATTTTATTGTGTTAGATGATTCACCACTTACAGTTCATGTAGCCGTTTCATTAGATGTAAAGTAATGCCATTTTTTACAGATAACATTAGGGCTGGGGCTTCCGGGGGAGAAGATGAATATACAATAGAAAGAAGTCTGAGGTGCGATGGATATAATGGTTACTTAACTCGTACCCCATCATCTACAGGTAATAGAAAAATTTGGACTTGGAGTGGCTGGGTCAAACGCACCAAACTTTTTAATGAAGATTATATTTTTAGTTGCAATTCACAATCTGGTAATGATGGCATAGCAGCTTTGTATTGGAAAAGTGGCAATAATAGACTTCAATATTATTTTGATACTGATGGTTCAAACCCTTACGGAGATTTAAATACTCGTGAATATAGAGATGTAGCAAACTGGTATCATATTGTTTGGCAAGTTGATGCAAGTAATACAGACCATAGAGTATGGGTTAATGGAGTTGAGGAAGTTATAACAGGCAGTAACCCACCTAATTATTCTTACGCAATGAATAGGTCAGGTTATGCTCACGCTATGGGGTCACAAGGATGGGATGGTCATACTAATAGAGCGCATATGTATTTTGCAGAAATTCATTATAGCGATGGTTATAAATACGAAGCGTCAGATTTTGGAGAAACAAATTCTGAAACTGGTGTATGGTCACCTAAAAAAGTAAATATAAATTATGGAACAAATGGGTTCTACCTCAAGTTTGAAGACAACTCAAATAATACAGCTACCACAATTGGCAAAGATTCAAGTGGTAATGGTAATAACTGGACTCCAAATGGAATATCAGTAACTAGTACTACTGATAATGATTCACTAATAGATACACCAACAAATAATTTTTGCACTTTTCATAAACTTAATAGTATTAAATACAACGCTAATTACGACACAATTATTAGTAATGGTGGCTTGTTAATGAGAGGTGGTGACAATGTTGCTCCAGCTACTATGACATATCCTAAAAGTGGTAAATGGTATTGTGAGTTTACTAAATATAATAATGGATTTAGTCAAGGGGTTAGTGTTGTCAGAGCAGATACTGATATAAGAAACCTTGATGGAGTTACAAGTCATTCAAGTAAAGTGACTTTAACAACTTATCCCGAATTATTAGTCAGAGGATCTTCTGTTTCAAATAATGGTAATTCTTGGGAAAATGATGGTGGTGCTGTTATAGGTGTTGCTGTCGATATGGATAATGGTGCTGTGTATTTTGCAATTAACAATACATGGATAAACTCAGGAGATCCAACATCAGGAGCAAGTAAAACAGGAGCAGCAGCAACTGATTTATTAACAGTAAATGATGGGCATCATTATGTAGCAGCACAAGGTTTTAACGGCAGTAATAGTGCTGGAATGTATGCAAATTTTGGGCAAAGATCTTTTGCTTACACGCCACCATCAGGATATAAAACATTATGTACTAAGAATTTACCTACCCCGGCAATTAAAAACCCAGCTTTACATTTTAATACCTTGCTTTATACAGGTAATGATTCAAATGATCGAGATATAACAGGTGTAGGTTTTCAACCTGATTTTTTATGGATAAAAAATAGAGAAGGCCCAGATTGGCATATGCTACAAAATGCAATAAGAGGTGCAAACAAAAATATATATACTAATAATACAGATAATGAGCAAACTAATAATACAAATGGTCATGTAAATTCTTTTTTAGCTGATGGTTTTAATGTTACTGCTGGTGATTCGGGTAACGTAAATGAAAACAATGAAAATTATGTTGCTTGGAACTGGAATGCTGGTGGATCTACAGTAACTAACAATGATGGTTCAACATCTGCACAAGTAAGAGCTAACGCAACAGCAGGGTTTTCTATTGTTACTTATACAGGAACAGGTTCAACCACCACTATTGGTCATGGTTTAGGCGTGGCTCCAGAATTTATTATGATAAAGACATTAAGTTCTGGTGATCATTGGGGGTGTTATCATCACAAAGTAGGAAATGGAAAAATAGTTTATTTGAATATAATTAATGCCCCAGCATCTTCATCTGGATATTGGGGTAATACAACCCCATCTTCTACTGTATTTACAGTAGGTAATGATAATAAAACTAATAAGAGTGGTGATGTTTATGTGGCTTATTGTTTTACTGGCGTTTCTCAATATAGCAAGTTTGGAAAATATACAGGCAACGGATCAAGTGATGGCACGTTCATATATTTAGGATTTAAACCTGCTTTTTTTATGTTTCGACAGGTAACTTATTCTGATAACTGGTATATGTATGACAATAAAAGAGATCCTATAAATCCTACAGATAATGAACTTAATCCTAGCAATGGTCAATCAGAAGCATCATCACACGATATTGACTTCACATCAAATGGAGTAAAATTGCGTACTAGTAATAGCTCATGGAATTACAGCAATTATGAATATATTTATATGGCATTTGCAGAATCCCCTTTCAAATATGCTAGGGCGAGGTAATATATAGTTATGGCATTTTTATTAAATGGAAACCCATTAGCAGTTGATGTTCCTTTTAAAGTAGGGGATATCAATTACCCTGCTAACTGGTTAAGATTAACAACTAAAGCTGAAAAAGAAGCGATTGGCATAACAGAAATTGCTGACCCTGATGTATATGATTTACGTTTTTATTGGGAGGATGGAACACCTAGAGATCTTGATGATGTAAATGAAACAGATAAAGATGGCAACTTAGTAAAAAATATTGATGGTAGTCAAAGAGTAAAATTAGGTGTTAAAACAATTTTAAAAAATGAAGAAAAACAAATAGCAAAAAGTTTATTAAATGAATATGATTGGCAAGTTGTAAGAAAAGTTGAGAAAGGAACTGAAATTGATTCAACTATTGTTACATATAGAGATGGCATACGAACAGCGTATACAACACGCAAAACAGAAATTGACAATTGTGCAGATACAAACGCTTTAGTTACTTTGTATGGTGTAACAACTGATTCTGATGGCAACCAAACTCCAAATATGACACAATATCCACAAGACCCTAATTAAATCTTATGAAAAATTTAATCCAAAAACAAATTCTTGAATGGAAAGAAGAATTAAATAAACAAATAAAAATTAGAGATAATGCTCAACAAGTTTTAGCTAACACTAATAAAACTATTTTAATACTTGAGGGTGGGATACAGGGGAAGGAGTTGCTGTTGAAGAAAGTCGAGCAAGAATGCCAGCTACCAAATAAAGAGGACACAAAGCCACAATCAAAATCAACACCGTCAAAGTAAGAGGTGTTGCTAACTTAATTAAAATTTCTTTTAACATGAGAAAAATTTTAGACGCTGTTACAATTTTATCTGCTTTGCTTAGTCTTGGCATTATTGGTACAGGCGTGTACACATACAATTTTGTACGCAGCGAACAATTTAAGGCTAAGATTATGAATCAAATACTTGGCGAGGTGAAGGGGCTATTGCCAAATGTATTAGATAAAGGATTGCCTGACATGACAGGGCCATCTTTACCAGCACCATCTAAACCTAAACTTATACCTTAGTGTCTGAAATAAAGTTACCTGAGATAACTCTTCCAACGATTGATATCCCAGATACACCATATTTTACAAGACCAAAACTAGAAGGCAAGTTACCGGGATGTTATTTATATCACAGAGATTTAGAAATTACACGCAATCCATCATTACTTATATCGGATAAACGTGGCACATACACGGTATGTCCACATGGTGAGATGCCATCATATACGCCTATGAGATACGACCCTGCACAGATAGTAAATACAGAGCCAGTACCAGTTAACACTGCTTCTACGCCCACACAGGACACAAACGTAGTACAACCAAAACCAAAGGAAGAAAAGAAAATAGAATACGAACCCTGCCCCCCAGAAGGAGCATTAAGAATTGGTTCGTATGTTAACGAAAAAAGATTAGAAATAATTAAAGAGTATATTAGAGATAAGAATACTGGCGAATGCCAGACATATTATGAAAGTGTCTCATTTATCGATTCTGTACTCCCAAGTCCTAGTGCTGCTCTTAATGTCGTTACTATTTCTCTCATTGCTGCCAGTAGCCCATTACTTTTGGGCGTACTCAAATCATTAAGTAAGACTATTTTTAAGAAAGTATTAACTAAAAACAAGGATAAAAAAGAAACTACTTAGTTTTTATTTCGTGTGTATGTGGCACAACTTGATTAGGTATAGTTGTTAGCACAACATTCTTACAGGCAACTGCATCTTCGTTTATCAGTTTTACTCCAAGTTTAAATTGCTCGGCACATACCTTCATACGAGCCAAATTTGCTTCTAATTTTTGACGAGCTAATACAAACTCTTGTCCTTTTATTTGATTTTCGGCTGCTCTAATACAAAGATCAGATCCTTTTCCAAGTGGTATTTGTAGGCTAACAGTAAATCCATAGTTAAAATTATGAGTTGATTGTTCTATTCTTGGCTGTTCACTTTGATAAAGAATAGAACCCGGATTAACTAGGTTACCTGATGCATCTTCTGACAAATCATATATGTTAGTTCTAGTTGTAGTAATTCTAGGCGTACTGTAGTTTTCTCCTTTAGTTACAAACGGTGTAAAGGCTAGTGTTGGCTGTTGGCATTGCACTTGACCGCCATAAATCATCGTTGGGAAGCCCCCATTTATAGTTTGATAGCCGTTATTGATAACGGTTCCAGACGAACTGGCCGATGGCGAACTAACCACATTACCACTAGCTTTTGGAACAAATCCTAATAATAAAAATAAACTTAATTTGAAAAAATTGACAAACTTGTACTTTGACTTTCTGTTGTTATGGTGCGTTGTATGGTGCTTGTCGCATCCAATCCCGGTGCAAGAAAATTTTCCGTTATGCTGAATGACTCTTGCGGATCTCGTATTTCCCACTGTGGCTTCGTAGTTAAATCTGGGGTAACCCATTGAAATGACACTCCGTTAACTGTTTGCGTATTTGTGTATGTAGCATCTGGTGATATAACTGTGCCATCTCTAACTTGTATGTTATGGCCTTGGAGCGAATAGCTATACCCAGTACGATAATTTTCAGTAACAATAGTCTCGACCACCACAGTACGACTAGATTGGCTAGATTCCATTTGGCCTGTTGAAAACGAAGGCGTAATTCCCCCTGCATATGCACTAGGTACTCCTAATAAAAACAGTACCAACCATTTCATTAATCAATTTCTAATTTAATTGTGTTGGACATTTGTGCTGTTACACCTGCTCCTGTAGCAGATAGGTTAACTGTCATCGTTCCACCACTATCCATAGTCATAGCTGTTGTGCCTATATTTCCACCTGCAAAAGTTGTAGTATCTCCAAAAACTACTAGTGCAGGTACAGTACCATTAGTAACCGTCATACCTGTACTTGGTATAGCATCCCCTTGGATATAGCTTTCCGACACTGACCATGCATCCCCCGAATTTGTAACTGCGTAAGTAGTTGTAGCGTCAATTGTGGGAATTCCGTTAGTGATCTGTGCATCTGTTAAATCTAAAGTACCAATAGCATTTGCAGTGTCACCTGCTGTTGGCGTGACATTTGTACCTGATGCAGAAAACGTAGTACCTATGCGATTAGCCGTTGAACTTGCCCCTAATGTAGAAACAGATACAACATTCTGAATCGAGTGATTGATGTCTGCTAGTGCTACAGAAGGACTACACAATAACAGTAATGCTAATAACTTCTTCATTTGACTTTTACGTTAGGGTCTTTGCTTTCTAATTTAGCAGCGTTTACAGGTTTCTTTTTGTTCACACTGATACCGTAGCTACCTAAAACCCCACTGGTCAAACCAGCTAAAAACGCTCCATCATTACGAATCTTGTCCATGTATCCAAGAGTCATCATCGCAAGCGACCAGCAAAGAATCATAAATCGGACAGCATGACCAAAGATTTCTCCCCAATCCGTGCCTTCTTTTTCTTCTTGTTCCTCTGCCATAATTAGGATTTATTAGTCATACTATACATAATTACTTATTTACGCAAATG